ATTAATCCGCCTTGTTTCTCCCAAGTGTCGAGACTGTCATCAACAAATTTTTGAATATTTGGCGCGGCCTTATTATCTTTCAACCATCTATCAACCTCATAAGTGGACATGTCCACAGCGGTCGCTGGCGCAGGTTTCGCAATAGGTTTTACTTTTGGTTTTATATTTGACGGCTTGCCATAAGTTTTCTGTAATTGCTTCAGGCTCTTTTCACTTCCGTCCGAGCTTACAAATTTTGCAATGGCCTGATCTGGGCCAACCTTCTTTGACAACTTATCGAAGTATTGAAACTTACCCCGCCATACTTTTTTGCCACTTGCAAGCGTGACCTGTTTCCCTCCTAATATTTTCGCCCGCATCTGAGGCGGTTGTTTTTGTAACCAAGACCCGTAAGAAGTACCAGTCGGAACAGGCCCACCAACAGCGGCCCTTGTGCTTCTCGTAAAGTTTGGCGGCGGTATGTCTAAGCCTTCATAATCAATAGTTGCAACAGTCCGGCATCTGCAATTGAAATGCTGAGGCGGTGTCGGTCCCTGACCATATTTAAAAACTTTCTGATCAAGCGCCATACATTGCGGCGCGGTCCTGCTGTCTAAAGTCGCCAACCATTTATAACTTTGTGTAATATCGCTGTTTTGTTTATAGACCGACTGCGCGGCTGTATCGCTGACCTGTTGAATTGAAGTACGAACAAGCGTTGAAATTTGGTGGTTAGCCATCCGGGTCGCTTCCCCACCTGCCAACGCGAGCTGTTTCGCTGTCCTTGCTTTCTCTCCAAAATACAATTGCCCAAGAAGACGCCGCCCGACCTGTTGAGTTGTTTCGCCTGAAAGTAAACCGTCGCGAATCGTACGCCCAAATAAATCAGCGTTCTTTTCTGCTAATCCCCTGAAAGCTTTGCTGACAATATCGCCATTCGGTAGGGTTATTTTTGAACCCATCTTTGCAGTTAAATTAAAACTCCCCTGCGCTTTTCTTAATCCATCAACGCCCTTAACGGCCGCCTGTAAATCATCACTAAGAACGTTTGCATTTATATCAGTTGCTTTATTTCTGACAACGGCCTCGGCAAACTTTGGAGACACTTCAACAGAACGAACCGAGGAACGCATCCCCGCAGGTAAAACTTTTTTTAATTGTTCTTCTACAAATTCCGATTGAAGTTTTGCAATTCCATCAAGATCTTTTATTAATTCCCTTGAACTACTATTCGACCAACCTTCAAGACTTTTCTTCGTCTGGGCTAATAACGAACGTAAACGAGCCGCCGTATATTTGGGTTGGCTTGCTTTTGGCAGTCTTTCTATTGCTTCAAGCTTTCGAACCGAATCAATAATTATCCGGTTGTAAGACTGAATTAATTCTTTTGAAACTTTATTTTCAAACCGATTTAAGTCCAGAGAATTACGAAAGTAAGTTTCTGGAATTAGATCAGAATAAGGAACCTCGGCCCCGACTTTTCCACGGTCAACAGTTCCAAAAATAGGCGCTTTTATTTTAGGAGCCATTTACTTAATCTTCTTGGTCTACATCTTCAGGCTCCGCAGATTCCTCGTCTTCATCTTCGTTAGCTTCAGGAATTGGCGCTTCTTCCATTGCTGTTAATCCTTCTTGCTGGACGGCTAACAATTCTTCTTCAATTTCGAAATCATCACCCAACACTTCACCCGCTTCTAATTGCTTCAATAAGGTTTCCTGTGTAATTGCTCCGCTTGTCCATAGCTCCTTAAGGCTGTTGATTTCTTGAGGATCTAAACGTGAACCGAGGAAGTCCCGATTGACAAAACAATTACCAGACTGCGAAAGGTTTAAATATTTCGCGTGATACATCAGACAGTTATCAATCAAATCCTGTAGCTGTTGCGCCACGACTTTCATAACACTGTCGCCTTGACTCCTGTCGATTTCCTTGGCTTTTGAACTTTCTCCCACATTCTTTAACTTGGTTCCCAAAATTGCCGCTAGGCCCAAATCGTTTATTTGCTTTTCGATTCGATCTAATTGTGTAAATTGTGCATCAAAAGACTTTCCTTCTGGTTCAACAAAGCGCACATCTGAATCAGTTGGAAGACTTAACGCTTCACTTGGCCCGGCGCTTACTTCCTCCGCGCTTTGAGGGAACCCGAAAAAACACAAAAATGGGACTGCTGAAATATGGAGCTGGTTCGAAACATCAGAACCATTTTGATAAGAGAGAACGTTAAGTTGCGCGACGTCACCGAGGGGCGGCCTCGACTCCATGAAATTAACCCTGTTGGAATAAGCAACGGCAAAAGGAATTTCAGAAAGGCTTGTCGTTCCTTCATCGTGCAAAGTGAACTCACCTTGTTTGTTCCTTCTGTGTATTTCAAAAGCACCCGGAGTTAATAAACGAACTTGTTCGACGATAGTTTCTGAATATTCTCCATCAGGTTCGACGACCTTTTCCAAAAGTCTTAATTGTGTAAATTTGCGAGCGCCGTCAATAATTTCTGAACGCCATCCGAGAATTTCCCTCGGGCTATATGTCACCCAATAAGGACGCCCGCCATCCTTGTCGGCCTCAACCAAAACGCCGGCGTGTCCGTAACGAAGGATCGTCCTTGCACAGGTATACGCCCAGACTGACAACTCATTATTCTGCATATCGACGTCAAACAAATCTTCTATTATTCGCGGCGGGACGTCATTCGTTCTAATCGGCTTTCTTATTAACATCCCCGCTAATAGCTTTTCTATTCGTTCGTAATAAGGAGGACAAACAGAACGGCTTAATCTACGGTCATAACTTCTTTCGTCCTCGCGCTCCATTTGTGGTAAATATTTTCGATGCTTCGCCCTGATGCCCTGCGAACCTGTTAGCAAATCTTCAATGACTTCCCAATAAACTTCTTGATCCAAATAAGCCTGACAAGGTTGCTCAATCCCTCCATCGTTGGGCTGTCTTCTATGCTCGTAAATGTTGTAACCGCTATACACTGGTTAATCCTCTGGACGTTATGAACATCATCTTAATTGTACTCATCAATAAATCCTAATACCTGTTGATTTTCCTGCGTTTAGATGTAAAGGATTGAAGCGCCTCCAGATGACATATCCCAAAGCATCGGCGTAATGATCATGCCCCGAATCCTTACTTGGTTGGCCTTTGTCGTCGTAACTTTGCAGTTCTAAGGACTTAATCATTTCTTTGCATCGCGGATGAATATGGAAACGAATTTGTCCCTTACCATTTTCCAACAATGCTTGAACAGAATTAACACGGTCAGCAATAGCCGGATTCGACGCCCCGGATTGGTTATATATTTTGTAGTTGCCGAGAATTTGGATGTCGGTCTTGCTGGAATTAGTAGATCTTGCTCCGCCGCTTGCGTCAGGGTATCCATAAACCGTGGCTCGGGGAAATTTCGCCCGGATAGTTTTTCCCAATTCGTCGGTGTCATATGCTCTAATCTCATCGAATATATAAAGTTCTTCGTTTTTGATAACGCCCAAGATTCCGGACATTTTGCCGATATTAAAGTCGATCCCGACGTGAATTATTTCATTTGTTAAGTCGGGTATCTCGGTTGTTAAATGTTTTTCTCTATCGAATCTTGTGTATACACAACCTTGCGTGATGTTCACAAACTCACCCAAGAGATAACTTTTTAAAAGAGCTGGTTCATAGTTGGCCTCTAAACGATCGATAAAATCTTTCGGTAAATGTTTGTTTTCGTAAGTCGTCATTTTTACAAGCTTCCGATCTGTTCGCGCTTGTGCTTCTTCTGTTCCGAAAGTGTTATAAAAAAACTTGAAACCTTCAGGAGTTGAAGCGGCTGCAAATTGCCTCACATTTCCATCTCTTAAACGTGCAAGGATTCTTGGAAAGGCTTGCTGACAAGTTGCCTCTGCCACGACGTCCAACTCGTCGCAAACTACATGCGAAAGATTTAAACCAACGATCCTGTTGTAATTTTCAAAGGACCGACAGAGAAGCGTCGTCGGCTTTTCTAAGTGCAAAGTATATTCAGGCAACGGTGACGCCCTGAAGCTGTAAGAAATTCCATATTGCTCTAAAAATTCATTAAAGCCCCGGATGAAAATATCGCGCACAAGAACATTGGTCGGTTCAAAAATACATCCGGTATATCCCATATTCAAGATCGCGAGCTGAACGCATTTCGCAAACAAGGCGAAACTTTTTCCCGATCCATAACCAGCACAAAGCCCGAGAATTTCCGTTGTTGTATCTTCAAAGAAACGAGCTTGGCCTGTATGAAGATCCGCTTGTATTCGTTTTAAAATATCGGCCGAACGTGTTGGATCTGGCGGAGTAATAAAATCAAAAACACTTTCTTTCTTACAGACTGATTCAACAAGGGAACTCATACAGACATTTCAAAGCGTAGGAGCTTGGCTTGAAGCTCCAAAGATTTCATAGCAATGAGAAGATTATTGTCTTCTGAAGCTCGGCGCTCGTAATCCTGAAGGCGTGCTATTGCGGCAAGCAAGAACGCTGGCCTCTCCATTTCACAATCAATGGATTGCAGTACACGCGCCCTCTGGAGATAACTTTCTGTCTGTCGAAGTGAAACCTTGAAATTTTCCGCGCAGTATCGGACTATTTGAGTCTTGTTATGTCCGCGTAATAAAAGATCATAAACACGATGGACGCGCTTATCTATTTCAATATTTGTTGATTTTTTTGCGGGCTTTTTCGCCATGCTGTCACTATAGACGGCACTGATTAAATTTGAAACAAACTGATTCTTATTAAGATTAAAAGAGATGGAACGACGTCCGCAGGATAATTGACAGCCAATAGATAAAGATGTATACTAATTAAGTCAGCTCGTCACTGACACTTTTCGAAAAGAACCAACCGAACAACATGACCGACTCGTTTCAATTCTTATCTAAGTTGTTGGGAATGACCAACAGCACGAATAAAAATGAGAGCGCAGTAGCAGAAGCAAAACTTGAAGAGCAACTTTTAAAGCGCGGAATTACGAAAGACCAACTTGAAAAAAGAGTTGGGGAAGGGATCGAAGATCCAACATTGAAAGAGGCGATCAATTGGACATGGACAGATGAAAAAGGCCATCAGCATTTTTCAAGAGTCAAACCACATGAACAAATTATCGTTAGCGCTTGCGTTGATTTCTTCAATGGAAAATTAGTTATCGGAAACAGCTATAAAGGAAAATGCTTTGACATCTTCGCGACAAGAGGAAACAGAAAACAGATCGATTTGTATTCAGCCTATTTGATCGAAGCATGTGAAAGAGCATTAAAGGAAGAACGGAAAGGAGTACGCGGCGGATTCGATGCAACATTCAATTCAAGCTTCAGAAAAAATTGGGCTTGGAAAATCCAAAGCAGATTGAGCAAGATGAAAGAGGCAGAAGAAAAGGACGGAAGGCGCGAAGTCAAGCAAGGTAAAAAGATTAATGTCAGAGCGATTCAAGTTCGAGGCAAAAATGAAATCGAACAAACAAAAGCGCTTTCGCTAAGAGATCAAAAATATCCGAAGTTGAGAAAAGGCTCAGGATTTACAACCGGTGGAGCTGGAGCAAGAGCAGGAAGACAGGCCGGAGCAAATACAGGTTTAGGTCGTCAGGTATCAGACAGACAAACCCGGAGGATTGCAGGGGCATAAAAAGGTGATAAGGTCAGGGGACGGCTAGGGCTGTCCCTTGTACTTCGTGACAAGGCTCCCCCGAAGTCAACCGGTAAAAAGTTGACAGCCGTAAATCTTTTTTGAAGATCTCCTTGACAGGGGATCTTTTTAATGTATACTAATAAAGCAAGCTCGTTACTTGCCGAACCAACCCGAACCGGAGTTAATCCCATGACAACAATCACCGCGAAGAATACTAAGGCTGAAATTCTTGCCGAGGCTCTTCCACTGATTGACGACCAAAAGGAAACGATTCAAATTCTTACCGAGAAATTGAACGCCGCCTTAATCCTTCTAGGAATCACAGCCGCAGCCGCAGCTATTTTCTAAATCACCCGCCCCTCATCCGAGGGGCTTTTTTTTAACACAATGAAAAAAAGAACTAAATCAAAACCAGCCCAAAAAGGGATGACATTAAAAGAAGCTCACGAGTACATAAACCATTGGGCTAATGACCCCGGGCCAACTCAGGAAGAATATGAAGAAGCGCTAAAAGGTGGCGGCTTTACTCGTTTTAGATTGATGTGGAGAATATGGAATATAAATAAATACCGAGACGGAGAAATGGGAATCTTGACGATTAAATCGAAAAGAGGATCAGTTGTGAACAAACCATTCACAAGGACTGATGGAAGTCTTGATTTTTCCCATCTCCCAAGTCCAACAAGACGATACTTATGTGTTGGCCGGCATCAAAGTCTTTTAATAAATTGACAGGTCGCCAAACTCCGCCAAGATAAGACAGGACAAGGGAAACAAACGCTCCGAATCTGCGCGGGGCGTTTTTTTTTGCGAATTAGTTGACACCTTTTAAAGTTATATGTATACTAAGAGAGTAAGTCACTTACACGAACCACAATGGCTAAGACAAGAAAAATTACTGCAACTTTCGAAGATGGAACAACCATCCAAAGAACAACAAACAGGGTCTACACCCACGCAGTAACAGACGGCTACGAAACAAACTGGTGTGGCCGTCCTGATCTAATGCTTAAAGCAAAATCAAAGCTTTCAGTCGCTTTTGTTTATGCTGACGGAACAAAAAAGACCAGAGAAGTAAAAGTCGCCAAAGTCACAAACGACCCTTGGAACTTCCAAAAGCTTCACTAAACCAAGCGACCCCGAAAGGGGTCCTTTTTTTTATGTGTTGACAACTCCTAGAGTTGTTTGTATACTAAAGGAGTAAGTCACCTACAGGAACCACAATGGCCAAAAGATTCGTAACTGTCACTACTCCAGACGGCACAGTTCTAAAAAGACAAACCGCCAGAGAATACAGCCACGTACTTGTCAGCAAAAGAAAGGAAGCCGATTTAGGTATTTCAATTTCTGGCAAACCTATTGAAAGATGGGATGCTCACACTTGGATCGGACGCCCTGACCTTGTAGCCGCCAGACTCAAAAGCGCTTTCGGCGTTACACAAACAAAAGCAGGGTTAATCAAAGAGAACGAATGGACAGAGTTCTATCTACTCGAAACCGACAAGTAAACCACCCGGCCTCGAAAGGGGTCTTTTTTTTGCCTTGTTGACAGCTCCCAGAGTTATATGTATACTAAAGAAGTCAATCATCAAACGAACCACAATGGGAAACGTTACACACGGATTCGATCCACAAGTAGGCGATCAAGGAGCCGTTTATTACTACTCTGACGTTCACCCTTGCACCGTTATCAAAAGAACCAAAAAATTTGTAACTGTTCAAATGGATGATT